GCAAGTTACCGTTGGCAGCTTTACGTGGCAAAATGGAATTAAAGACACAAAAGTCCAGTTTACGCCAAATCCTAACGGAAGGTTTAAAATCAGCTGGGTTCCGAATGTAGAACAACAAAATAATATTATAATTAAAAATGGCGTTAAATATCCAGGCAATGAACACATGGGTGCGTTTGGTTGTGATAGTTATGATATATCTGGTACTACCGATGGGCAAGGGTCCAAAGGCTCATTACATGGTTTAACTAAGTTTAGCATGGAAAATGCGCCTGCTAATATGTTCTTTCTTGAATATATAGCTAGACCGCAAACTGCTGAAATATTTTTTGAAGATGTTTTAATGGCATTAGTATTTTATGGGATGCCTTTATTAGCAGAAAACAATAAACCTAGGTTATTATATTATTTAAAAAGAAGAGGCTATAGGGGCTATTCAATGAATAGACCTGACAAAGCTAAAAATAAATTATCAGTTACAGAAAAAGAAATAGGTGGTATACCTAATTCTAGTGAAGATATAAGACAAGCTCATGCCGCGGCAATTGAAACTTATATAAATGATTATGTAGGAATAAAACCAGGCGGACAATATGGAGACTTGTATTTTAATAGAACATTAAATGATTGGGCTAAGTTTGATATAAATAAAAGAACAAAATTTGATGCTGCTATTAGTTCTGGGTTAGCAATTATGGCATGTAATAAAAATAAATATAGACCTCATGCCGAAAGAACAAAACCAAAAGTAAATATTAATTTTTCAAAATACGAAAACAAAGGTACTATATCTAAAATAATAAACAATTATGGCTGAATCAGTTATGAAATCACACTTTCCAAGCCAAACCGTAGGAGACGATGTAAAGTTAAGTATGGAGTATGGCTTAGAAGTTGCTAGAGCTATAGAAAATGAATGGTTTAAAAAATCACACGGAGTAAATAGATTTTTTCAAAATCAAAATAATTTTCATAAACTAAGATTATATGCTAGAGGTGAACAATCTATACAAAAATATAAAGATGAATTATCTATTAATGGTGATTTATCATATCTTAATTTAGATTGGAAGCCTGTGCCTATTATACCTAAATTTGTAGATATAGTTGTAAATGGTATTGCAGAAAGAACTTACGATATAAAAGCTTTTTCACAAGACCCGTTTGGTGTTAACAAGAGAACAAAGTATATGGAAAGTATTCTTTCAGATATGAAAACAAAAGAAATATCAGACTTTGCTCAACAAGAATTTGGTATAAATTTATATAATACACCGGCAGATCAATTGCCTGAAAATAATGAAGAATTACAATTGCATATGCAGTTAAACTATAAGCAATCTATTGAAATTGCAGAAGAACAAGCTATTGCAACAGTATTTAATCAAAATAATTACGAGTTAACTAAAAAAAGATTTTATTACGATTTAGCTGTATTAGGCATGGGGTGTGTTAAAAACACTTTTACACAATCAGAAGGTATAAAAATTGAATATGTGGACCCTGCTAATATTGTTTATTCTTATACAGAGTCACCATATTTTGATGATATATATTATGTAGGTGAAATTAAAAACGTAAATATAACTGAAATTAAAAAACAATTTCCTGAATTTACAGATCAAGATTTAGAACAAATACAAAAAACCAGCACTAGAGATTATAATAGCTATAATAAATATAATTCACAAAGAAATAATACTGATAATAATTCTGTTCAGCTAATGTATTTTAGTTATAAAACTTATATGAATGAGGTTTATAAAGTAAAAGAAACTGCAACAGGCGCTGAAAAAATTATTAGAAAATCAGACGCATTTAATCCTCCTCCTGATGCAAAAGGTTTAAGATTTGAGCGTATTGCAAAAAATATTGAAGTTCTTTATGAAGGAGTTTATATTCCAGGCAGTAAAAAACTTTTGAAATGGCAATTAGCTGAAAACATGCTTCGCGAAAAGAGTGATGTTAATAAAGTAAAATTAAATTATTCTATAGTTGCACCAAGAATGTATAATGGTAAAGTTGAATCATTAGTTAGTAGAATTACAAGTTTTGCTGATATGGTACAGTTAACACATTTAAAAATACAGCAAATACTTTCTAGAATGGTTCCTGATGGTGTATATGTCGATGCAGATGGATTAGCAGAAGTTGATTTAGGCAATGGTAGTAATTACAATCCACAGGAAGCATTGAATATGTTCTTCCAGACTGGTAGTATTATTGGAAGGTCATTTACGTCTGATGGAGACATGAATCCTGGTAAAGTGCCAATACAAGAAATAAATAATAGTGCGGGAACTGGTAAATTAGCGGCATTAATAAGCACATACAATTATTATTTACAAATGATGCGAGATGCTACAGGTCTTAATGAGGCTAGAGATGGTAGTACACCAGATAAAAACGCGTTAGTTGGTGTACAAAAATTAGCAGCCGCAAATAGTAATACTGCTACAAGACACATATTACAAAGTGGTTTATTCTTAACAGCAGAAATGGCTGAAAAAATATCTTTAAGAATATCTGATGTATTAGAATATTCACCAACAGCAAATGCTTTTATACAAAGTATTGGTTCACATAATGTAGGTACATTAAAAGAATTAGCTGAATTACATCTTCATGATTTTGGTATTTTCTTAGAATTGGAACCGGATGAAGAGGAAAAACAATTATTAGAAAATAATATTCAAGTAGCAATAGCACAAAACAATATTGAATTAGAAGATGCTATTGATATTAGAATGATTAAAAATGTTAAACTTGCTAATCAACTACTAAAGTTAAGAAGAAAAAAGAAAGCAGAAGCAGACCAGCAAAAAGCGCAAGCAAATATTCAAGCGCAAGCCCAAGCAAACGCACAAGCACAGCAGGTAGCTGCTCAGGCAGAAGTGCAAAAACAGCAAGCATTAACGCAAAGTAAAATTCAACTTGAAGCAGCAAAAAGTGAATTAGATTCAAATAAATTGTATACAGAAGCACAATTGAAAAAAGAATTAATGCAGATGGAGTTTGAAATGAATATGGCTTTAGCGCAAGTAAAAGCTAATGCCGATTCATCTGTAATGAATAAAAAAGAAGATAGAAAAGACGAAAGAACAAAAATTCAAGCAAGTCAACAAAGTAAGTTGATACAACAAAGAAAAAATAATACACCGCCGAAAACTTTCGAATCCGCAGGAAACGATGTAATAAGCGGTAATTTTGGCTTAGGTGCGTTTGAACCTAAGTAATATATAAATTGTATAATCATATAATATTTTATTATGGCAAAAGAAATTAAAGCTAAAGCGTTAGCCACGGAAGAAGAATTATCCGTGCAAGAAAAAGAAGAGGTAGTTCAAAAAAATGCAGGATTTGATGAAGAATCAGGAATGTATAAAGTCGACTACAATAAAATTAATAATCAAGAACAAGAAGATGCCGTTCAAGAACAAGAAACAGAAGATAGCGTGCCTAGCGGAAGCAGCGAGGTTGAAGAAAATGGGGAAGAAGCCGAAGTGGGATTGCAAGAAATACGCGATGAAGAAGAAGAAGTAACTGAAGAGCCGGCAGAAGAAGCGGTATTAGAAGAAATTACAGATGAAGAAGATACAGTTGACGATACGGGAGTGGAAGGAAGCCCTGAAGTTACCAACACCCCACCGCAACAAGAAGAAGTATTACCGGAAGTTAAAGCACAAGAAGCAATAGAATATCCAGAAAATATTCAAGACTTAGTTAAGTTTATGAATGAAACTGGGGGTACACTTGAAGATTATGTTGCTTTAAATAAAGATTATGAAAAGTTCGAACAGATGGATTTATTACATGAATATTATTCGCGTACTAAACCACATTTATCAGCAGATGAAATTGCATTTTTAATTGATGACAGTTTTTCTTATGATGAAGAAATAGACGAACCAACAGATATAAAAAGAAAGAAATTAGCTTTTAAAGAAGCTGTTGCGGAAGCAAAATATCAGCTTGAAGCAGCTAAAGTTAATTATTATAAAGAAATTAAAGCTGGGTCAAGGTTAACACCTGAAGCCCAGGAAGCTATCGATTTTTTCAATAGATATAATGAAGAAACCGAAGCTAGTCAAAAAATAGCACAATCTCAAAGAGATGTGTTTAACAATAAAACCAATTCGCTTTTTAACGATAATTTCAAAGGTTTTGAATATAATGTCGGGGATAAGAGATATAGGTTTAATGTGAAAAATGTAAATCAAGTTAGAGAAACCCAGAGTGACATCAATAATTTTGCTAAGAAGTTCTTAAATAAAAATAATGAGATGGACGACGCTACTGGTTATCACAAGGCTTTATTTACGGGGATGAACGCCGACGCTATTGCTCAACACTTTTACGAACAAGGTAAAGCAGATGCTATTAAGCAATCTGTTACATCTGCCAAAAACATAAACATGAGTCCTCGATCAGGGCATCAGGATGTTGAAGTTGGAGGAATGAAAGCAAGGGTTATTAGTGGAGATGATTTATCAGGAATTAAACTAAAATTAAAAAACTATTAAAAACTTTTGAAAAATGGCAAACAATAATACGTTTACTGGCCCTGGCGCTAGTAGTTTAGTTAGCCCAGCAAGTAATAAAGTAACGCTTGCGTCTAACTATTTAAACTTCCATGGTACAGACGGAAAAAATTGGTCACAACAATTTTTACCTGAGCTGTATGCTCAAGAGGTTGAAAGATACGGAAATCGTTCTGTTTCTTCATTCTTGAGAATGGTAGGTGCTGAAATGCCTATGGCTTCTGATCAAGTTATTTGGTCTGAGCAAGGTAGATTACACCTGGCATATAAAGGTACTATCAACTGTACAAACGGTGCGGTTACTGCAATTAAAGACATTGATAACGAAAGTGGTTCTTCAATAGCTCACTCTGTAAGAGTTGGTGCTACTGTAGTAGCTTCTATTGTTGGTGGTGCTGGAACTGTAGTAGTTAAAGCTAAATGTAGCGCTGTAGCAGCTGATAACCTATCTTTAACATTATTACCTTACGGTGCTGAAAACTTTGATGATTTAGCAACATTAGCAAGTGGAGACACTGCTGTTGTTATTAGATTCTTCGTTTACGGTTCTGAATTTGGTAAAGGTTCTGATTCAATGACTGAAGCTGTTGAGCCAAACTTTAAATCATTTACTAACAGACCAATTATTATCAAAGATCACTTTGAAGTTTCTGGTTCTGATACAGCTCAAATTGGTTGGGTTGAAGTAAGTGGTGAAGCTGGACAAACTGGCTACTTATGGTACATGAAGGCTGAAGGTGATACAAGAGTAAGATTTGAAGATTACTTAGAAATGTCTATGATTGAAGCTGAAAAAGCTGCTACCGGTTCTGGTACTGCTGCTTCTGACGTAGCTGTTCAAGGTACTGAAGGTCTTTTATCTGCTATCGGCGACAGAGGTATTGTAGCAACAAACCAATTTGACTCGGGTGCGGTATTATCAGAATTTGATGACCTATTAAAAGAATTAGATAAGCAAGGAGCTATTGAAGAAAATATGTTATTCTTAAATAGAGACGCTAATCTAGTTATTGACGACTTGTTAGCTGGATTAAACCCAGGTATTACAGGTGGTGTAAACTTTGGTGTATTTGAAAACTCTGCTGACATGGCACTTAACTTAGGATTCTCTGGATTTAGAAGAGGTTCTTATGACTTTTATAAAACTGATTGGAAATATCTTAACGATAAATCTACAAGAGGTTTAGTAGGAGGATTGAAAGGACTTTTAGTACCAGCTGGTACATCTTCAGTGTATGACCAAATGTTAGGTAAAAATGTTAGAAGACCTTTCTTACACGTAAGATATAGAGCTTCTGAAACTGATGATAGAAGAATGAAATCATGGATTACTGGTTCAGTAGGTGGTGCATCTACAACTGGTAAAGACATTATGGAAGTTCACTATCTGTCAGAAAGATGTCTAGTAGTTCAAGCTGCTAACAACTTTATCAGATTTGACTCTTAATACTTTATTTAAAAGGAATGGGTGCTTCGGCACCCTGCCCTTTTTATTTTTAACTTTTATTATATTATATCATGGAAAAAACAAAAAAAGCAAAGGTTGAAAAACCTAAGGTTGAAGAGGTTGTGGCACCTAAAGTAAAAAAACCACAATTTGTAGATAAACTATATGAACTAACAATAGGAGAATCTCCTATAGTTTATATATTAAAAAGTAGAGGATGTTTATGGTTTGATCCTAACAAGGGATATGAAAGAGAAATAAAATATTGTGAAAATCAAAATACAATATTTGTTGATGAAATGAAAGGTCCTGAAAAATTAAGCCATATTATGTTTAGAGATGGAAAATTATATGTTCCAAAAGAAAAACAAACTTTACAAACATATTTAGCATATCACCCAGATTTAAATAAAAAATTTAAAGAACACAATCCAGTACAAATAGCCGAAAACGATATTGACTATTTAGAAATGGAAATTAAAGCTTTAAATTTAGCTCAAACATTAGAATTAGATCATATTGAAGCAATTTTAAGAGCTGAAATTGGAAATGGGGTATCTAAGATGACTTCTAAGGAGCTTAAAAGAGATTGCTTACTATTTGCTAGAAGAAATCCTTATTTATTCTTAGAATTAGCTAATGATGAAAATCTAAATATTAGAAATGTAGGTATAAAAGCAACAGAACAAGGTATTATTAAATTATCAAATGACCAAAGAACATTTATGTGGGGGTCAACAGATAGAAAATTAATAAAAGTTCCGTTTGACGAAAATCCTTATTCAGCATTAGCAGCTTACTTTAAAACCGATGACGGAATTGAAGTATTTCAAAATATTGAAAAAAAATTAAAGTAAAGCAATTGTAGGGGAAAAGGCCTGCGATTGTGGGCCTTTAACCTATAATAATAATATAATGGCAGTAAATGTAAATACAGTATACCAAAGGGTATTAGCTATAACAAATAAAGAACAACGAGGATATATTACACCTCAGGAATTTAATACTATTGCAAATCAAGCACAGCTTGATATATTTGAGCAATATTTTTATGATTTAAATCAGTTTGGAAGGATTCCTGGTAATCAAACAGATTATTCAGACATGTTAGATATACTCGAAGAAAAAATTAGTATATTTGAAAAAATTAATGTATCAGTATCAGGTGGCACAACTTTACCAGCTGATTTGTACAGGTTAGGTTCTATACTAACTAACTGCCCTACATGTAGAGAAGCAGAGCAAGTAACTCAAAAAGAATGGTTATATATTCAAAAATCTCCTATTGCTCAACCATCAGATGAATTTCCTGTATACATAAGAGACAATGCCGGCATAAAAGTATACGGTAATGTTAACACATCCACAAATTTACCTACACAAATAACTAATGGGGTATATGTTAACTATGTTAAAATCCCAGCAACAGTTTCATGGGTTGCAGATTCTACAACAGGTTTATATCTTTCAAATAATTCGGTTGATTTTGAATTACATGAATCAGAAGAAACAGAACTAGTTAATAAAATATTAGCATTAGCAGGTATATTATTAAAAGACGGAAACCTTTATCAAACAGGTTCAGCTGAAGAAATGAAAAATGTACAACAAGAAAAAGCATAATAAATGGCATTCATAAATCAAACAAATTACCAATATTATACTCCGGGACAAAGATTTACAGCAACTGCAAATCAAACCGAGTTTTTATTAACATTAGATCCTTTACCTTCATTCAAATCAAATTTTATTGTTCTTGTAAATGACGAAGAAGTAGATGATAATATATATAATTACAGTGCAAGTGGCGGAAATGCCGGTAAAGTAATATTTACATTTGGAAATCAAAGAGCAGCTGGAGATCTTGTTGAAATAAAATTAACTAACCCTATTATTGCTGGTAATTATAGATATATATCTTTAAGCGATATAGTTAATAATTTTATGGTATCTTATGTGGGTAAAGACAAAATAATACCTAGAATAAAGAGAACAGATGTTTTATTTCATGCTAAAAGAGGCATACAAGAATTTAGTTATGATGTAACTAAAGTTGAAAAAATACAAGAAGTTGAAGTTGGTAGTAATTTATCAGTGTTAATGCCACAAGATTATGTAGATTATGTTCAAATATCTAGAATTGATAATGCTGGAATTGAAAGACCCCTATATCCAATGCGGTTTACATCAATACCTAGTGAATCTATATTACAAGATTCAGAAGCAGAATATTTATTTGATGATGATGATAGTTTATTAAAACAAACACCTGCCACACAAACAAGATTTAAAGACGCAGATACTGGAAACTTTACAGGATTATTTGATAATGATGTTAATAATGATCTAGAAAGAGCTCACGAAAGAATATCTGAATATGGTGGTAGATTTGGGGCATTTCCTGAATTTGCACAAAAAAATGGTAATTTTATAATAGATGAATTAAACGGAAAATTTCATTTTAGTTCTGATTTAGCTAATACAGTTATAACTATTAAATATGTTTCAGATGGTATGGGTACAGATGCAGAAATGCGCGTACATAAATTTGCAGAAGAAGCAATTTATAAACATATTATTTATGCTGTAGTTAGTGCAAGAACGGGTTTTCCAGAATATATTGTACAAAGATACAAAAGAGATAGATTTGCATCAATAAGAAATGCAAAATTAAGGTTAGCTAATTTAAATCCTAAAGAGCTTGCCCAAGTTATGAGAAATAAATCAAAAGTAATAAAACACTAAAATATGCCAGAAATTAAAAATGCTTTTATACAAGGTAAAATGAATAAAGACCTTGATGAAAGATTAATTCCTAATGGTGAATATAGAGATGCAGTTAATATAGATGTTGACTATTCTGAAGGTAGCGATGTTGGTGCATTAAAAAATATTTTGGGTAATACTCAAAGAGATACAATAAGTTTAAGCGGCGCTAAATGTATTGGTACTGTAAAAGATATTGAAAATAATAAAATATATTGGTTTATTACATCTTCAGCAAAAGATTTAATAGCAGAATGGGATTACCAAACAAATACATATGATACAATACTAGTTGATCAAAGCAATATATTAAATTTTAATACTTCTAATTTTATAACTGGGGCAAATGTTATTGATGGTATTTTATTTTTTACAGATAATTTAAATGAACCTAGGCAAATAGATATTGAATATTGGAGAGGTCAAACTTCTGGATCTTCAGGAACCAGTTCTGGACTAAGTGCAGAAAGAATAACTGTTATTAAAAAATCTCCATTAGCTGCGCCGACTTTAGAAATGAATAGTTCCTCAAGAGGTGGTAATGGAACAGCGGGTAATACAGGTATATTTATGAGTGCAAACCTAGGTACTAGTACTAATGCAGGTACTTTGGGAACGCCTAGAGATTCTGGTTATCTATTTTCCTCATCTCAATCAGGCATTAGTAAGTTTATTGTAGCTGGAGGAACAGCAACTGACCCTAATTATCAAGCTAACGATGTTATTATACTAACTCATAAATTTACAGAATCTGATGATACTGTAAAAACAATTAAAGTTAGAATAAAATTAGCAAACAATTATTCACAGCAAGGAGGCAGTAATGCTGGTGTTTTTTCAAATGCTGAAATATTAACTATATCTGAAAAAGTTCCTCTGGAATCTGTCTTATGGACATGTATATTAGAAGAAGAAGAACCATTATTTCAAGAAAAATTCCCTAGATTTGCTTATAGATATAAATATAATAATGGGCAGTATTCTTGTTTTTCTCCATTTTCTAACGCTGCATTCTTACCTGACCCAACCGTTGGTGCTGGCACTGGTATAGAATACGATGTAAAATCAGGGACTAATTTAGCAATGGTTAATAGTCTAAGGTCACTAAAGCTAAAAGATTTAAACCATAATATTCATGCCGATGTTGAAGAAATAGATATACTTTATAAAGATTCTGTAGGTACAAATTGTTATTTAGTCGACACTATCAAAAGAAATACCAGCAATGCTTTTCCAAGTCCTTTGGAATTTGAAGTGAAAGATGATCAAATATTTAAAACTTTACCATCAAATCAATTACTAAGATTGTTTGATAGTGTACCTAGAAAAGCTAAAGCACAAGAAATTACAGCAAATAGATTAATATATGGTAATTATACTGAAAACTTTAATTTAAAAGATTCTAGTGATCCACCAGCAAATGTAGAGCCTGTATTTTCAGTAGGTATACATAATAGATATAATCCTACTGATTCAAATTATAATGATATTAAAAAAGAAAGACAATCTATAAAGTCAAAAAGAACATATCAATTTGGAGTTGTTTATATGGATGAGTTTGGTAGGCAAACGCCTGTATTAACAAGTAAAACAGGTGTTATAAAAGTTGGTCAAGAAGGAGCGTCTTTTTCAACTAGATTTAAAGTTGGTATAACTTCTAACCCGCCTGCTTTTGCAAAAACTTATAAATATTTTATAAAAGAAATAGCATCTAAAACACATAACTTTATAGGTGATAGTTTTTATCAAGATAAAGAAGGGTTTATATATGTTGCAATACCATCCGCAGATGTTAACAAAGTAGATGTTGACGATAAAATAGTGCTTAAAAAGAAAAGAGGTAATGACATTTCAAATATTACAGAAGAATTTAAAGTATTAGATAAATATACTACCCCACCTCCGTTTTTAGCTAAACCTTTAAAAGAGGTATATGTTCCAGATGTATTTGTATTTAGTAAAAACCTTGAACAGGATAGAGACTTACATGTATTAAAGCCCGGTGCCTCACCTGTACCAGGTAGAAATAGAATAACTGTTGCTGCAATGTATAAATTACAGGAAACAAATATTGATAGTGGTGATGAAATTGGCAGTGATACTAAAAGAGGTGTAAGTAAAGAAGCATATGGTTTTTTAAACCCAGGAGCAAAAGTAAAATTTGTTACTGGCTCGGGGGAAACAGATGTGTATACAATAGCAAACAAAGAATTAGACTTAGGAGACAATAATGATTTTGAATTGCATTTTACAGAAGAATTTGGAGACGATGTAAAAATTCTTTACGATGATTTTGACAGAGATAAGTTATTAAACCCTAGTGGCAATGTAAATGTTGGAGCCACATTAGTTGGTGGAGATTCATCTTTAAACGTAAGCACTACTAACGGTGGAAAACATTATGGAGGCGGTATAAAAATGGTTGTTGTTGATACGGTTGATGAAAGCGGTAAAGAAGAATATCAAGGTAAATTTTTTATAAAAATAAGAAATAATACTAACTTATTAGCAGAATTAAAAGGTGAAGAAGATTTAAATAACCTACAAGTATTAAGTACAATATCTTTAGATGGTAATCAAACTGATGATGACCCAAGACAATTTCATATGTATGGTGGCGGAAAAGCTAATACTGATTCATCTGTAACAAGATTAGGTGTTGCTGGGGCATTAACACCAATGCAGGGTGGTTTTAGAGGAGATACTAATCATGGTACTGGTCAAACAGCAACTGATGGTCAATCTTTTAATCCTTCAAGAGGATTTATTACTAATACAGAACTAGATCAAGGGTACCATTTTTGTATAAGAACAGATAAGCCATATGCTGACAAAAATTCAAAATATGCAACGCTTCCTCTGGTTACTGGCTTAGAAAAAGCGCCATCTAATAAAAATAATTACAATACAGATAATCCTGTTTATTTAAAATTTGATAGATCAAGAACACAAATTGCAGCGGGACAGCCAGCAGACAATAATATATATAAAATAGAAAGAGTATTTAAATATCTTGAAAGAGGTGGAAGCCCTTCTCAGTTTAACGATGGGGATGCTGTTTATTTAATAAAGCTAGATAAAAATTTAGCTCAAGATTTAATTTTTAATGGAGATATAGAGCCTTCAACAACTGGTACTGAGGCTAATATAATGCAAATATCAATATTAGAATTTAGAAAAGAAGATCAATTAATAGGTATACCAGAACCCCCTATATTTGAAGTATTACCTAAAGATGACGTTGACATTGATATATATTACGAAACACAAGAAGTGTTTACTATAGCTAGTGATGGCACTAATGATCATGGTAATGCCAATGTATTATCTTATTATAATTGTTTTTGTTTTTTAAACGGAGTTGAGTCTATGTCAATTAGAGACACTTTTAATGGTGCTCCATTAGGAAAGGGTGTTAGGGTGTCGACTGTTTTTGAAGATAAACCTTATATAGAAGAAAATCATAAAAATAATTTAATATTTTCTCAAATATATAATAACAAAAATGCATTAAATAGGTTAAACCAATTTATTATTGCAGAACCTATTACTAAAGAAATTAATCCAGATTATGGTAGTATACAATTATTACATACTAGGTATAATGATATAATTGCATATTGTGAAAATAAAGTTGTAAAAATATTAACAAATAAAGACGCTTTATTTAACGCTGACGGTAATGTTAATGTAACATCTAATAAAGCTGTACTGGGCCAGGCAATGCCATATAATTCAAATTTTGGTATAAGCAAAAATCCAGAAAGCTTTGCTTCTTATACGCATAGATCATATTTTACAGATAGAAAAAATGGGGTTGTTGTAAGACATTCTATGGACGGCATGGAAGAAATATCAGGGTATGGAATGAAAGATTTCTTTAGAGATGCACTACCTGCTAATACAGGTTATATGATAGGTTCATATGATGTTAGAAAACATCAGTATAATATTAGTACTCACCCTACAAATGCAAATAGTACTGTTTCTTTTTCTGAATCAATAAATGGATGGACCAGTAAAAAATCATTTATCCCAGAGGCTGGCGAAAGTATACAAAATAAATATTTTACTTTTAAAAATGGACATATATTTGAACATCATGTTGGAGAGGTTTGTAAATTTTATGGTTCTAAAACAGCTCCGTATGTAGAGGTTATTTTAAATGAATTTCCTGCTAATATGAAGAATTTTAGAACATTAAATTATGAAGGCGACGATGGGTGGACATGCCCTAGCATAATTACTGACCAACAAGATGGAGCTGTAGATTCGTTTGTTAATAAAGAAAATAAATATTTTAATTATATAAGAGGTAAAGGTGAAACAACTGCTACAATAGATTTTAAAGCTTTAAATACGCAAGGAATTGGTATATATAGTAGTGTTACAGGTAATCCAGGTAATACAATTACGTATGTTTTTGAAAATAATGTACCTAATGATTTACAAGTTGGCGACACATTATATTATCTATATCCATTTACAAATGTTGTAACCGCAATAGGTACTGTTACAATTGTTACATCAAATTCAGTTACAGCTGGATATTCAACAGTGCCTCCTATTAGTGGATCTTTTTCGCCTTATTTTGTGTTTTATGTTAAAAATTCAAGATGGGAAACAAGTGGATTATTGGGTTATCATGCGACTGTAAAACTCCAAAACACGTTAAATGCAGTTAAAGAAATATACTCTGTGGGAAGTGAAATTAGTATAAGTAGTTAATACGTAATAATAAATATATAAAAATATATAATGGAAAGTATAGTAGAAATATCAAAATTAATAATAGAAGCACCTACGGGAGGAGTGAATTGGGCTGTTGCCCCAGCGGTAGCCGCGGCAGGTATACAGGCAGCTGGCCAAGCAGTAGGCGGACTTATAAAGTTTGGTGCTAGTTTATTTGGTGGCGGTAAAAGAAGGCGTGAACAAAGAAGAGCGGCTCAAGAACTAAAACAAGAAAAACAAGCTTTTAGAGATATGGATATAACTAATCCATATAAAAATATTACTAACCCTTATTCTAATTTAACAGTTAATACTCAAGCAGCAGATTTTGCCGCACAACAAAGTGCACAAGGAGCCGCAAACATTATGAGTAGTATGGCGGCCACAGCAGGTGGCGGAGGTGTAGCGGCATTAGCACAAGCAATGGCTAATTCACAAGCTCAACAAGCTCAACAAGCTTCGGCAAGTATTGCAGCACAAGAGCAAAGAAATACAGTATTAGCAGCCCAAGGTGAACAACAAAGACAAGCGGCTATAGCAGGTGGAGAACAACAAGCTCAAAAAATGAACTATGAAAGGCAAAGTACTTTATTAGGTATGGCTCAGCAAAGAAAAGCAGCGGCAGATCAGGCAAGAAAAGATGCGACAAATCAATTAGTTGGTGGATTAAGTGATATGGCTGGGGGAGCTGTTGGTTTAGGAGTGGCATCAGGAAAAATAAATATACCAGGATTAAAAGTATAATATGGCAGATAAAAATTTAATACTAGGGGCAAGATTAGCAGCAGGTGGTTTTAACACTGGCCTAGCAGACACTATAGATAAAAGTATACAAAGAACTACTAATAGTTTATTAAGTATGGCTCAATATCAAATGCAGCATAGAGCTGAAATAGATAGAAGGGCGTTTAATATACTTAATAAGTTTCCAGAAGAAATAAACTTTTCTAAGCTAGATAATGTAACAAGGGAATCTTTAACACCTTGGGCTTTTGACAACAAAAATAAATTTTATAATTTAGCTAATTTATTAGCAGAGGCCACTCCAGGCTCTCAAGAGTTTATGAATTATCAAAATCAATTAAGCGCAATTACACAATCATATAACAATGTAAACGATAATTTACTTTGGCTACAATCAAGACGAAAAGAATATTCTGAAAATCATAATAGAATATCTAAAGGATTTGATGCTGGTAAAAAAGGTGCATTAGATAATATATTATTACCAGATGAATTAGATTATACAGTAACTTATGATGATTTTGGTAATCCTACATACAAAACGACACATGACGGTAAAGATTATGAGTTTACTAAAAAAGACTTTGATTGGTTTGAGCAAGATGATGAATATTCAGTAGATATTGGTAAATATTATTCAGCAGCAGAAGAAAATGGCTTAAAAGGAATTGATTATTCAAATCAAGCATTTAATCTTACAATAAGCAATATTGAAAGAGAAGTCAGACGATTAATTGAAGATGGCGGTGAAGAAAGAATATTATCTATATTATATGATGATATGTTTGCTAATTCATTTACTGATTTTGAAAGGTCTAAGTTTTACGAAGACCCAATGGCTGCAAAAGAAATAATTATTCAAAAAACTATTCAAGCTATTAAAACAGGTAATAATAATGCTTATAAGGTATGGCAAAAATCACAAAAATCTGAAAAACTTCCGTTTGGTCAAAGTCTTAGAGATGATATAGCTGTAACTGGAACTCAATTTAATCAAGCTTTAGATTTTGCTGGAGTTACAGGTAAAAGAAAAAACTTTAATGTAAATAAAATTAAAGCAGATTTACAAAGGGCTGCGGGTGTAAATTCTAATGCAGTTATATTAACAAAAGAAGAGTTTGTACAAAGATTAATAGATCAAGATTCTCAGGATAATATAAAAACTAAAGAAGATGTTTTTAAATTATATGAAGAAAAAGAATTATATATTGACTCAAATAATAGCGGTTATTTCCAACCGATACCTTATAGTATAGGCAATGCGGATGATTTATTTAATTTGTATATAGACATGGCTGAAATGTCTGATGATGTAAAAGCTTACTGGAGAAGTGTATTTAAACAAAGATATAGAAAACCTAAAGACTTACCAGGACTAGACATACCCAATAATAATAAGATAGATTTTAAATTATAAAATAGTATGCCGGATTATAAATTTGACGGGGTAACTTATAGTGAAGATGAAATTGCAAAAGCAGCAGGAAATCTTAACTTATCTTTAGAGGATTACCTTAAAAAATATCCTGATGTAACAGTAGTTAATACAGAGACAGATAGTAATTTTGCAGAAGATTTTACAACACCTATTCCAGAAGGAGCTATTCAAGAGTTTAAAGAAGAAAAAGAAGGATATGAAGGTTATAGAGATAGGTTAGGCGAAAACTTTGCATTCCATTTAAACGCATTTAAAGCAGGTTTACGCGTTGTTCCGGGTATTAGAGAAGTTAGTTCATTTATGCCAATTGAAGGTATTATAGAAGCAGCGGAACCAGCTTATCGGGAAGCTAAATTAAATAGTATAATATTTAAAAGGCTATATGGTAAAACAAAAGATGAAATATCCGACGAAGATTTTCAAGTATTTTTACAAGCTGGTAAAAAATATAGCGAATCATTAGAGGGTATGAAGGCTTTTAATAGATGGAGCGATGAATATGACAAAGTTGTAGAAAATGGCGGTAATCCTTTTGAAGCAACTTTATTAGCAACCGCAAGAGAAGGTACTACAGGGCTAGCGTCTCAAGTTTTTAAATCTATTGCGGGCAGCTTATTATCAACTGGCGAGGAAGGCTTAGACATAATAACTGGGCAAGAAAGCGCCGATACCGGTATTACAGATGCCGCTGCGGGAGCTGGTTTAGCAGTAGCCCTTGGTCAAGTTGGACCCCTTTCTGTATTACCTGAAGAAATTGTTTCTATACCGTTAATGAGTTTTGCTGGATATAGTAAAGGGTCAGCTGAATATATGGAAAAAATGCTTTCATATTATTCACAAATACAAGAAGTTTTAGCAGAAGATAATAAAGAGATGACTTTAGAAAATATAAGAGAGTTATTTAATGATGAAGCTAAAATAAAAAATATTGAAAGAAAAGCTGCTTTAAGAGGTGAAACAATAGGTTGGGTAGAAGGTATAGGTTCATTAATAGGTTTCGGCGCGGCTAGACGTATTAGTGCTGCAACTAGAAAAAATCTTTTCGGCAGCACAAGTAAAACTGTAAAAGCATTTGGTGGTAGTAAAGGTGTTTCAACTATAACAGGTTTAGGTACTGGTAGTGCGGTAGAAATGGGAGCAGGATCATTAGGTGAAACTTTAGGTTTAATAGCTGAAGAAAAGCCTTTAGATGCTAAAGAAATAATATTAGAGGGTATATCAGGCCCATTTAGTGCAGCGCCCGTTCAAGTTTTAAATCAAATAACTTCACAAGGATCATTTAAAAAATCAATATTTAAAATAAATGGTGAAGTTGTTAGTGAGGAAAAAATTAAAGAGTATTTAGAAATAGCACCTGAAGATATAGGTGATATGAATTTAGAAGCTGAAAACGATCCTTTTGTTGAAAAATTAATTAGTGAACAACAAATAAAGGCTGGCTTATCTGCTGAAATAAACGCTAGAGTAACAGACCCTGCCGATAGAGCTGCTTTATTAGAATTAGAATTTGAAAAATTAAAATATTTAAATTCTAAAACAACTATGGGTAAAAACACCCTTAAAAGTATTCAATCAGAAATCGATGTAATTGCTGATAAATATGCTAAAGTTGGTAGAAAATCTAAAGCAACATTAGATATAGAATCAAAACAACAAAAACTTAAGCAAGATATAGGTAAAAGAAATATAGCTGCTACTAAAAGATTTGTAGAAACACAAGGCAAAACTTTTGGTTTAGAAACTGAAGTTTATGCGGACGAAAAAGCAATATTAAAAAGATTAAAAGAATTAGGTGTATCTAAAAAGAATATAAATAAGTATTCTAAAGCATCGGATGAAGTTGGCGGATTTATAATAGGTAAAAAAATATTTATTAATGAAGATGTAGCCTCAAAAACAGAACAAGTAAATGTAGGTGGCCACGAATTATTGCATGGTATATTAAATAATGTAATAGGTAATTCTAAAGAACAAGCTGAATTAGTAGCTAAATTTAAAAAAGTACTAACTAAAAAACAAAGAGACAAAGTACAAGAAAGATTAAATGATAACTACGAGGTAGAATCGCATGATAGAGAATATATTACTGCATTTTCAGATTTAATAAGAGATAAAGAAATAAGTTTTGATGATGGCGTAATGAATCGTTTAGGTAATATAATTGCCGATGTATTTAGATTCGCTGGATTCAAAAAAATTAGTTTTAAAGACGGTAGAGGCGTTTATAATTTTTTAAGGGAGTATAACAGGGGTATTGAAAAAGGAGAGCTTAGCGAAAGTATAACAAGCTTATTTGACCCCTCTAAAGTACCTTCTAATAGAGAATTAGTTGAATCAAAAAAGAAAGCGGAAAAAACACCTGAAAAATCATTACAAGAATTAGCAGAGGAATATCAAGCTGAAAATAGTGAAAACGTAGTTGACTTTGTAAATCAATATTACAGATTTGGTTTATCCATGATGGGATATGATATATCTAAAAAAGATTTAGTTGGTGTTGATAGAGCTAAAGGATTTTTAACAGATGTTTTTAACAGTATATTAACAAATTACAAACAAACAGATCCTGAAACTGGTGCAAAACAAAAGTTTACTACATATGCTGGCGATATTATAAGAAAAAGAGGTAAAGGATTTTTTAAAGCAGAATTAAGTAAATTAGAAGGTAGAATTAGTCTTTCTGATGAAAGAACAAAAGAATTAAAGAATATAGAATCAGAGATTGAAGAAGTTGTACCAACTATTGATCCTATTCTTGATATAATTACTTTTGACGAAAACTTAACTGTAGAAGAACAAAATGAATTAATACAGGAAATTGAAAATGAATATGCAGCTAATTTAGATAAAGTAGATTTAACTAATTATAAAACAGCCAAAGACGCATCACCCTCAACAACACAAAAAATATTTGGTGAAACTGCTGAACAAGAATTAAAAACTTTTGAAGAAAAAGCAGAAACAATATATAATTTATTTCCTGAAAACCAAAGAAGATTAACAATAAAAGGTAGTACTAAGTCAGCGACTGGTTTAAAACCTGTTATAAGAAATAATTTTTATGTTAAGGGTGACAGAGCAGATATGACTGCGGGTACTGCAGCGGGTAATCCTATACAAGCAAAAATTCCTTTTGATAAATTTATACCTTCAATAGATAAATTTGATTCTAAAGACCATGGTAAAACTATTGAGGACAAATTTGGCGAATTGTCTGGAACTAAAGGTCCTAAGAATAGAAATCAAAAAACATTTAGAGATGCTGTTAAAGCTGAAATAGGTAAAGCTATAACATTATATGTTGCTAGAAAAAGAGAAAGTAATCAAGAAATTATTAATCAAATGGCAGATGGTAAATCGCCAATGAGTTTTGCAAGAAAAAGTAAAATTACAATTGCTAAATCAAAAAAAGGTGAAGCAATGTTTAGTAATGATACAAAATTAACAAATAAACAAATATTTGATAAATATGTAGGGAAAGGCTGGTATGAAATTACTGACAGAAAAGGCATTGAAAAATATATTGCAGATGTAAAAACAATATTAGAAGTTGGTAATTGGCCAGAAGGTTTTTGGGGAACTGATATGTGGAGTAGAGGCCCACATTTACAAAGTTTAGGCAGAACAGATAAAGATTATTTAAGGGCAGAACTTAAAAAAATTGAAGGATTAAAACCATTAAGAGGAGATGATAGATACGCAAAAATCAAACCTTCAACTGAGTTTGGAAAGAAAGGAAAAGAAGTAAGAAAAAACGCAACTAAATCTAAAGTTAAAAAATATAATGATAGAAATTTAAATAACTTTGACACAATGTGGAATGAGATTGTTAAAGTTGTTAGAGAAAATCCTAAATTATCTGTTGCTTTTTTCCATATGCTTGAAAATACACAAAAGAATTTAAACCATTATCACAGATTAGGTGCTGAATTATTATATATAGATTCAAAAACAAATGAAGATGTTGTTTTTGAACATGCTTTAACTCAAGTAAGTGCTTTTAGATATTTAATGGATTCTGCATTAGATAAAAAAAGAAACTGGGCAAGTGATTTTAAAGCATTAAAAGATAACTATAAGCTTATTGCTGTATCAAAAGTTAATAATGAAATGCTTGGTAAAGCAGGACTATCACAGCAAATGTCTATAGAAGATGCTTGGAATATAAGTAAAGATTATTGGTGGCAAAGATATTTTAATTATGTTGTTTCACAAATAGCAGACAATGATGGTAACTTTGGTATAAATCCAAATAATTTAATTAATCCTCAAACAGGTAAAACCTTAATGCAAGAATTAAATGTTGATATAAATGGAGAGGTTATAAATGAAGGTGTATTTAATCAACAACAAAAATCAATGGATTTTTCTAGACGTAAGAAAAAACCAGCTATGACAAAAGCACAAAAACTAGATAATCAAGTTGAGGCAATAATAAATAAAAAATATAGTGGTAAAAATCTTAGCGTTGAATTAAATAGAATTTTACAAGAAAAGAAAGGAATACCTACAAGACAAAAAGTTCAAAAAGCTGAAGCAATATTAAAAGGCGAACAGGCACAAAAAGATGTTAGTTTTTTTAGAAAATTATTTATATACCCAGAAGCAAGAGATTTTGCTGGCTTAATGTATAGTTTTTTTGGTAAAGCAAGAGAAGGTGAAGCACAAAAAGCTTGGTTTAAAAGAAATTTTGATGATCCTTTTAACGCGGCAATGAATAAACTTTCAACAGCTAGAGTAGCAATGTTGGAAGATTTTAAAGCTTTAATGAATCAATTACCTACAATTAAACCTAAACGTAATAAATTTGGAATTAAAACTAGTCCTTTAAGTGAAAAAATAGAAGAAGGTTCTATATATACAAAAGAACACGCAGTACGAGTTTTTATGTGGACAAAAGAAAAAATGGAAATTCCGGGTATATCTAAAAAAGATTTAAAGAAACTTTTAAAGCATGTAAAAGATAATCCTGAATTAGAAATTTTTGCAAATAAAATTTTACAATTAAAAAGATCAGAAAAATATATAAAGCCAGATGAATCTTGGATAGCAGGAACTGTAAAATCAGATTTATTACAAAATTTAAGTGATACAACTAGAGCGGAATTATTAAAAGAATGGAATAAAAATATTAAAGAAACATTCAATGAAAATAATTTAAATAAAATAGAATCTCTTTATGGTAAAGATTTTAGAGTTGCTTTAGAAGATAGTATTAGAAGAATGAGGACTGGTATAAATAGAAGAGAAAATGCACCTAAATATATTACTGAGTTTACAGATTGGTGGAGTAATTCTATTGGTGTTACAATGTTTATTAATATTAGATCAGCATTATTGCAAACAATTTCCTTTGTTAATTTTATTAATTATAGTGATAATAATATCTATGCTTCCGCAAAAGCCTTTGCAAATCAAAAACAATTTTGGACAGATTTTAAATTTTTATTTAATTCAGATTTCTTAAAGGATAGAAGAGGTGGTCTAAGGTTAGATATAAATGAAGCGGATATTGCAAATGCCGCTAGAAAAAACGGTGCTAAAGGAGTAATTGCTAAAGTATTACAAGCAGGTTTCTTGCCTACCCAAATGGCAGATAGTTTTGCTATAGCTTTAGGTGGTGGATCATTTTATAGAAATAGAATAAATACATATTTAAAAAGAGGGCTTTCACAAAAAGAAGCGGAACAAAAAGCTTTTAACGATTTTAGATCATTAGCAGAAGAATCACAGCAATCAAGTAGACCAGATAAAATTAGCATGGAACAATCTGGTGCAGCTGGTCGTCTTATATTGGCGTATGCAAATACACCACAACAATACTATAGAATAAAAGTAAAATTAATTAGGGATATAGTTAATAAACGTAGAATACAAGGATTAACTTTAGGGCAAAGTAGAGCAGTTCAATTAAGCAAAATAACATATTATTTAGCAATACAAAATGTTATATTTAATGCAATGCAACAAGCTTTATTTGCTCTTTTATTTGAAGAAGATGATGAAGAAAAAGAAAAGTATGTATCTGTTGCTAATGGAATGACTGATTCAGTACTAAGAGGTATGGGCTTTAGAGGAGCATTTATTGCTACAGCTAAAAATATAGTAATGAAATATATGGAAGAAAAAGCAAAAGAAAGTGATGGTAATTGGAAAACTAATCCTAATTATTTAGCTGCTGCAGAAAAACTACTTACTTTATCTCCGCCTGTAGATTCAAAATATAAAAAGGTAAAACAATTTTTTGCGCTTTTACAATATGAAAAAGATAAAATTGAAACAGAAGGTTTTTCATTAGAAAACCCCGCATTTATGATGGCGGCATTAGCAGTTTCTTTCTTCTTCAATGCGCCCGCTAATAGAGTATTATTAAAATTAGATAACATTACTACGGCATTCGATGATGAGTTGAAATTCTGGCAAAGAGTATCGTTATTAGCAGGTTATCCTGCATATCAAATTGTTCCTGATGAAAACGAAGAAAAATCGCCTAAAATGCAAATTAAAATAACAAGACCTACGAAAAAAATAAAAATTAAAAAAATAAAGTAATTATGGCTAAAGACGCATGTTATAAAAAAGTAAAGGCAAGGTATAAGGTGTTCCCGTCCGCATATGCTAGTGGTGCAATCGCTAAGTGTAGAAAAGTTGGAGCAGCAAACTGGGGTAATAAATCAAAAAAATAAGTTAAAATGAAAGGTAAAGATAAAAAAAATTATAAGCCACATATGATGTATTGTAAAGATGGCTCATCAAAAAAAGCTAAAACATATAAAGAACATTTAGCATTAAAGAAAAAAGGCTGTGGACATTCACCAATGAAAATGGACCCAAACAAAGGCGGTGAAACACAAGGTGGAGGAAAAGCAAAACAAGATCCAAATATAAAACCAGTACCAAATACAGCAGGTAGAAAACCTAAGGGAAAAAATGGCGGTAAGAAAAACTAAAAAAGGGGCTGCTCTTAAACGATGGTTTAAAGAAAAGTGGATTGATGTTCGCACTGGCAAACCATGTGGTAGACGTAAGGGTGAAAAACGTGGTGTTCCATATTGTAGACCAAGTAAAAGAGTATCGGGAGATACTGTAAAAACAGCTTCTGAGATGTCCGCATCAGAAAAAGCGGCAAAAATAAGAGAAAAAAAGAATTTAGGTCAACCTGCAGGTAAGCCAAGAAGAGTAAAAAACGTTAAAAGACGCAAAAAATAGGTAATTACATATATTATACAAACTTAAAATTATGAAACAAATTTTAACTATCTTAGCAATATTAATATCATTTAATATTACTGCGCAAGAAGAAAAGAAAAAAAGTAAATTTTTTAAATCTATTTATGATGAATTATTTAAATATGGTACATTATATATGGCGGGTGATATTAAAAATCCAAGAGAAAACCCTAAAGATTATTTTGTAAGAACAAACCCAGATGGTAATTTATACACACCACCTGTTGTTGTTGATGGTACAGACTATTATGACTTTGATTATCGTTATGGTTTTGGTATTCGTAAGATAGCAAGGTTTGATTATGAAAGAAAAGCTAAGGATTACTATAATGGTACTGAATCTAACGTAGCTATGACAGCTCCTAATTCATCTATTAAAGGTTTAGAGTATGTATTTCATACGGAAAAAGAAAGGTCCAGAGATGAGATATTTAAAAATCACCGTTATTTTGTAAAACATAGTGGTAAATACCACATGGTTAAGTTAGAAAGTAGAGCACAAGGTAAAGTTGATTTTAAATACAAGTCAGCTGAAGTTAGAGCTAAATTACCTATTGGTAAAAAGTTTAGCTTATCAGCCGGCGCAATGTATCGTACACATGAAAGAGCTTACGGATATAATCCAATTGAAATTTGGTTGAACGAAACTAATGAACAAGGTTATCCTATAAATTACTGGTATCAATTAGGTTATAACTATGGTTATACCGATCAATGGGTAACTATTAATATTGATGGTGAAGATGTATACGATTATTATTGGTATGATCCAGAAGGAAATACAGTGGCCTATACAGATTTACAGTTCCGTGATACTATATTTGAATCATTAATTAATCGTTACAATAACGAACAATGGGATTTACTAGATCCATTTGGTGTTGTATCACCTGTTGTCGGTTTTGATTTTTATCATTTCAAGTCAAATTTCTGGCTTCATGCTTACGGTTCTTATTTATTACCATATCACAAATATGTTGAAGGTGATGAGGACTTTAGTTATTTAAATAGAAACAACTGGGGATTAGGCGGATTAAAACCAGATTCAGAACTTGAACAATGGGAAGATTTCCAAGCAGGTATAAACTTTGGATGGAAACTAAACAGATCAATAGGTGTATTCTTTGAAGGTGAATATACTAAGTTTTGGGATAGTAGAATATATAACGGATCTGTAGGATTCAACATAACACTTAGATAAAATGGCATATATACAAAAACACAATTACAAAGGAGTATTTAAAATGACTCAGGATAAAATGACTGAGGCAGAAGTACGTGCAAAATACGATAGAACTGCACCTAAACCAATACCTGTTGATGATGCATCTCCAAATGCAAGACCAGCTGTTTTACCTGGTATAAATAGAGCTGATAGAGCAAAAACATTAACAAAGCAGTACGGTGATGTTATGGATAAAGAAGGTAAACCTATTTTAAATCCTTTAAAATTACTTACATCAAATAGATTTAATTACCCAAGATGGGAAGGAAGAATGATGGATGCTGCTGTTGAGGGAGTTAAGAATGCTGTAATACCCGGTAGATTTTTAAATAAAATGAGAAGAGCTTATAAATATAATAAGATAACAAAAAATAAAAATTAAAATGGCAAAGCAGATTGGGGAAGATACTAAAGTAACATTAGATTTAAAAACAATAGGTTTAATAATTGGTGGGGCCGTTTCAATAGCAACGTTATATTTTGCATTACAAGCTGATATAGCTCTTGCTAAAGAATTACCAGCACCTGTTATTGATAGAGTTGAATATGATTTGAAAGATGAATTAATTCGTCAAACAATTATGGACACTCAAGACGATGTAGAAGAAATAAAAGAAACTATTGATAAAATAGATCAAAGATTATACGACATACAAAGTAAACAAAGATAGTATGAAATACTTAAATATAATTTTACTTTTAATTACATTTAATTCATTTGGACAAGAATGGATAGTTGATAGTAATTTTGATAGTAAGATAAATGAAAAACAAGCGTTTGGTGATAATCAAAACCTACCAGTAATAGTTGAATTTTATGCATCATTTAACGACGCTAATAAATTTGAAGATTGGGATAAATTAGAAAACGTTATATATTATAGAGCAGATATAGCTAATTGCCCAGCAGCAAAGAAAAAATATAAAGTGCGAATGGCACCAACATTAATTATCTTTAAAGAAGGTATAAAAGAAATAGTATTCAAAGCAGGGTTAGATTTAATGTTACCAGCAGATTTAAAAGAAATACAAGAATCCATTAACGAAGTCAACGCGGCTTCACAATTTTAAAAATATGAGCGAAGGAAAATTCATGACTAGACTATATAACAAGCCTATTCAAAACTTAAATAAAACAGAAAGAAAGGCATATAGTTCAGGGCAAAATAAAGGAATAATAGCTGGTATATCTATGATACCTATTGGTAGAGGTATAAGTGCAGGAGCTAGCATTATATCAAAAGCACCTGCGTTAGCAAAAGCTGTAAGAGCTTTTACAAATGCACCTAGACAATATCTTAATTTAGCGTCAAAAGGTGTTGCTGTTGGTGATAAAGCTAAAAAAATAAGTACAGTTAGAGATTTAGCATCTCAAACACGAGGTAAAATACCAAGATCGGGTGGCTTTAGAGATCCATCGGGTAAAGTTGTTGGGGGAACAGTTCGTGAAACTAGCAATGTTGTAAATACAAGACCTCTTATTGTAAATAATAAAGTAGTAACTGAGTTACCAAAATTAAGTGAAGTTAAAAATTTAGATAAATTTTTAGGTAAATTTTAAAATATAACTATGAGTGAGAAAAATACTTGTCCTTTTTGTGGCGGTTACTGTGGGCTGTGCTAGTTCACAAGACATAGGAAAAGATAAATATTATCATTTTGCAGCAGGTGCTACAACGGCAGTAGTTGCAAATGAAATGGAATTACCAAGAGTAGCATCCTCTTTTGCAGCAGGATTTGCTAAAGAAACATATGACTATATACGAAATGGTCAGTTTGATGCTAAAGACTTGGTAGCCACTACGTTAGGTGGCATAGTAGTAAACTATATAATTAAATTAATAAAAAACAAAAAAAATGTGGAAATTAACAAAGAAATACCTGAAGGACATATGGGTCCTTTTATGGAGTAAAACAGAAGTTGACGAAAAAGCAATAGCTACTTTAAAAGAAGTACAAAAAAGATATAAGTTAACTGCCCAAGAAATTGAAGATGTAGCTTCAGCAATGAAAGAAGTTGCAAATCAAATTGATGATATACCTAATGCTTTAAAAGGAAAAATCCGTAAAGGCAGAAAAGTTAAAAGTTTAGGTAAAATGACTATGGGTAAAAAGAAGGAAGATCCTTATTATAAAAATAGTAAAAAACTAAATAAATAATGAATATGTTTAAAGATAAAGAATTAAGGGGATATGTGGGCGCAGCTACAGTATTTTTACTTGTAATGGGTTTACTATTATTTTTGGCATTTTTTGAAATACCAGATACAAACAATGATATATTTAAAGTTATTGTGGGTATGTTAGTTGGTAGCTTATCTGTTGTTATATATACTTTTATAGGTAAAAACCCTGAAGAAGTAGAAGCTTTAAAGGCTAGAAATGAAGCATTAGAAGATAAAGTAAATCAAATGGTTATTGAAAAAGATAAATTAGAAGCATTATTAAGAGATCTTCAAAACGAGATTATAGAAAATTTATCTATAGCTGGTGGTAAGTTTGAATTTAAAAATAATGGAAAAACTAAGTAAAAACGTAAGTTATAAGGAAGGTGTGTATAGCATTACGGCTGATAGATTAGGTTTAGAAAATAAACCTAATGAAGAACAATTAGCTAATATGAAAACAATAGCTGAAAAAGTATTTCAACCATTAAGACAATGGGTTGGAGGACCAGTAAAAATTAATTCATTTTTTAGATCACCGGAATTAAATAAAGCAATTGGTGGGTCATCTAAATCACAGCATTGCCATGGGCAAGCAATTGATATTGATGATACTTTTGGCAAAAGAACTAATGCCGAAATGTTTACTTATATAAAAGAAATGTTAGACTTTGATCAAATGATTTGGGAATTTGGAGATGATAATAATCCTAATTGGGTACATGTAAGTTATGTATCACCTGAAGAAAACAGAAATAGATGTTTAAAAGCATATAAGGAAAACGGTAAAACCAAATATATGGTAATATAAAAATAAAGGGAAGCAATTAAGCCTCCCTTTTTTTATTATCCATCACAAGCTAAACAATTCTCATCCATAGCTTGTTGAGCAATATCTCCTCTTAGTACAGATTCCGTACGAACATAATACAAAGTTTTAATACCTTTTTTCCACGCCTCTAAATGAACTTTATTAATCCATTTAGGTGTAGCTACAGAAGGAAATGCTAAATTTAAACTAACAGATTGGTCAATGTATTGTTGACGTATACCTGCTTGATTAACTAATTCTAGCTGATTAATTTCCTTGAAAGTTTTGAATATTTCTTTGACGGGTATATCGTGACTTCCGTAGGTAATTTTGTCTAATGCTTTGATACCTTGGATTGACCCTCCGTCTTGCAGAATTTGATTCCATATTTTTTCGTTGTCTAATTTGTGTTTTCTTAATATCTTTTTTAATGTAGGATTTTTTCTTATAAAGGTCCCCTTTGCTGATTGCTCAGTAAATATATTAGCGGCCCAAGGCTCAATGCCAGGGCTAACGTTACCACTGAGCTTACTATTAGACACAGTAGGAGCAATAGCCCGCAAATGGGTGTTACGCATACCAGTACCGCGACACCATAACGGTTCACCATATGTTTCAGCCAAACCACGACTTGCTCTTTCACTTTCAATTTTAATTTGTGAAAATATTTTACGAGTTTCAAACTGTGCGAGTAAACCTTCAAAAGGAATACCTTTGTTTTGTAAATAGGTATGCCAACCAAGAACACCAAGTCCAAGAGCTCTACCTTTTTCAGCCGACCTAACTGCGTTTTCAAATCCATACCTGTATTTTGCTCTTTGTATAAATTCTTCAAGTACTCCATCCAAGAACCAAATCGCATCATGAATGATGTTTGTGTTTTTCCATTCTTCATATTTTGCTAAATTTAATGATGATAAACAACATACAAAACTATGTGACTCATCTGTATGTAATGTTATTTCACTACATATATTAGTCATATGTACTTTTAAAGCGTTGTCTTTGTAAGCCGCTGGATTTTGTTTGTTAGTGTTTCCTTTAAAAAGTATATAAGGTTCTCCAGTCGCTTTACGTTTTTGCAATAACTTACTCCATTTTTTTCTTGCAACTTTATCGCCTGCTTCAAGTCTTCGCATGAATTTATCGCCGACGACAGCGCATTGATGTAAGTTAAGCGATTGTCTGTTGATGTCTCCTTTAGGTTCTCTAATTTCGAGCCACTCTTCAAAATCATCGTGGTCAATGTTAATATTAACGCTAGCTGCTCCTCTTCTAACGGATCCTTGATTTGTTGCAAGAATAGTTGAATCGTATATTTTACAGAAAGGCACCACTCCGTCGCTTGTTCCATTTCCAGTTATTTTTGCGCCGGCGGGTCTAATCATATTAATTCCGATACCTACTCCACCGCCGTGCTTAGCGAGTAACATCATCTCTAAATTCTTTTTACCAATATCTTGTATGCTATCAGCAACATCAATTCCAAAACAACTAATAGGTAAACCTCTATCTATACCTGTGTTAGAAAGCACTGGGGAAGCTAAACATAACCAGCCTTTCCATATATATTCAAAAAAAGTTTCAGCTAATTCTGGACGATATAAACGCTTAGCAACAGTTGTTGCAACACGCTCATAAGCATCTTTAGGTGACTCACCATTATATAAATAGCCTCCTGTTATTGTTTTTTTATAAACATCTGTATCACCCCAAGCAGGATAATCAACTCCTTTTTTCCAATCTTTATTCCACATATTATTTTAAAAAATGATTAATCCAAGCTGCTAAACCGTTAAGATTTAGAGCCACTAAGTTCCATTGCTTACGTGATGATACTTGTACTATCACGCAAATAAAACCTATTATAAATAATATAGGTTCTAATGTCCATTGACCAGCCATCAAAAAAGCTGCACCCGCATATCCAACACGGGATGCAAACTTTTGATAGCTTGTTAATTTATTTGTATAGACTAGTAGTCTAAGTAGTTTTCTTCTTACCATATGTCTTCAAAATCTTCACCTTCATTAGCCTTGCTATAATCAGTTGGCCTGATTGCAAAAAAGTCGGTATGAGTGTGACCACCAGTAAGATGATAAAACCAGTTAAGATTATTTGCACAGCCTTCATCATAAGTAAAAACGCCGTTATAACCCAGTTCATTAAGTTTTTCATTTAATCTTTTCTTTATAAAATGCTTTAAATCTTTTGCTTTAAGGTTTTCAATATCACCCATTTCAAACATTTTATCAATATATTTCATTTCTGCGTCGTGCATTAAGCTAGCCGCTTCTATTATATCTTTTTCAGCATCTTTTTTGAGTGTTGGTATTTCTTCACACATATGTCTGAATAATCTACAGCCCATTTTACTATGTAATGATTCATCTCTTACAGACCATTTCATTTGTTGTCCGATTCCTTTGAGAAGATTACGTAATTGAAAAGAGTATAAAACAGCGAAAGCACTATATAAACTAACACCCTCTGCGAAGGCGGAAAAGATTGCCAAGCTACGACCGATCCCCACAGGATCATTCCCGTCATAACCAACCAAATTATCAAATCTTTCTGCCGTAGCAGGCTCGTGTAAAAACGCTTCAAAGTCTTCAAGTCCAAGTGTTTCATTTAAATAACTATAAGCTACAGC